GCTTTCCAAAAGATAAGCTATATTTTGATTCCCTATGATATCTGTATTTAAACAGTTAGCCTCAATACAAACCCTAGAAAGGGTTTCAAAAATTTTAGGGAAAAATACAAAATTTCTAGAGGAAGCTAAAATTTCACAGAATTTTTTATGCTCTGTATTATGATTTATTCCTATATAATTATAATTATTCTTTAAACAAAAATCTTTTGCTCCTTTTGCATTTTTTTGTTCATATAAATGATCCATAAAACATGCATCATATTTTTTATCTATATTTTGCAAAGACTCTAGATTAATCAAATTTTCTTCTGACCAAAGATTGACACTAGATTCCACATTGCTTAATTCTAAATTTAGCTCAATTATTTTTTTGTGAGTTGAGCTTTGTGCTACTATTTTGTAGGAATTCTTATATAAATTATAATTAGCAATTTCGCTTTTAGGAGCTATGAAGTTTTCATATATACTTGGATCTCGACTCTTTAAAAATTTATGATCATGCTCATATATAATATATTTTTTATTTTTTAGAGCATTTACAGACCCAGAAGGTAATCCTCCAAAATTACCAATAATAAAAATATCAGAATCGCAATTAGAAATATAATCAGGAGAACAAAAAAATGAGTAAACTCTTTCTACTGAATGACCTTTTTTTGAAAGACATTCAATAAGTTCTTTATTACAAGTTTCTCCTCCTCCTGAAAAACCATCTTCATAAAATTCATCTGATATAAATGTATATTTCATATTTACAGTTTAAATATTTTACTCTGCATTGTCTAATAATTGAGTTTCTAATCCTAAGAATTTAAGATCCTTGAGCTTGTAAGCCTCCCATTTAAAAGGAACTTGTCGAGAAACAACTACGCCTTCCATTGGGAGCTCAGTAGAACATAAAGGATCTACTTTATCTAGATACTCAAATTCTAATCTCTTTAAGAAAGTTTTACCCCATTCAGAAGAGTCAAAAGGAATATCAAATAAATCCTTGGCTTTTCCATAGTAGTAAGTTTCTGGAGTTTTTAACTGCTTCTTCTTACAATAAGCTTGAATTTGTTCATGAGAAAAAGAAATAACTTCTCCATCCTGATTAGTATAATCAATTCTAAATACTAGGAAATCTCTTTGCCCTTTAAGAATCCCATAATCATATGGAGTTTGAATCATTGACTGCCCATTTACCCAGCCAATTACCTCTCCATAAACAGAGATGCCCTTGTCCAGCTTTGGATAAACTTCATCAGCAACAGACTTCCAAATGTCCTCTTTGTAAAAACCTTTTGAAACTCCAATTGCAATATCTTTATTTTTGATTACATTTCTAGAAGCATACAGCATCCCATATTCTTCTTCTGGAACTTTGAATCCCAGAAGTTTAACAAGCTTTTCTAAGAGAGAAAGACGGCGCTTGATTAAAACATTAGCTACGACACCATTGCTTCCATGATATTTATTTGTAATAGAAATATAATCTTCAGGATTAATCTTATAGATTTCTTTTCTCAAATTTTCTGTATCAGAATGGAGTCTAAATTGATTTTCTACTAATCTTTCAAATTTTTTAACTTTTGTTTTCGTAGATGGCGAACTGCTTTCTTGAATAGGCGGCTCATATTTAGAAATAAATAATTCACCACAAATGGTATCAAAAGAAATATTCTCTTCAATATCTTTTAAGAACACTCCGTATTCACTAGAAACAAATTCAGAAAATCTTTGGAAAGAGATAATATAACCATTAGAATATTCCCCTCTCAATTTTATCATTTTGACTCTGCCTTTAGCATCAAAAAATCCTTTGACAGTTTTGTCCTGATTTAAAAGAGGATCTCTAAAAGAATTACTCCAAGATAAAAACTTGGAAGAAATTTGACTTTCGACAGGGCAATATACATAAATATCACCGACTTTAGAAGTTAAGTCAGTAACGACTATTGAATTCTGTATCTCTGCCAATTGCAATTTATCAGCATTTGGGTGAGGGTAAACAGAATCCAATTTTAAAATTTGAGCTAAATAATTTGAATTATAATCTTTAGAAGTAGAGAGTGTCATAATTAAATATACAAAAATTTTTTAATCTGTCAACTAAATTTGAACCATTTTTATGTCGAACTTGTGAGCTATTTCAAAAGACTTTTCACCTTTTTCATAAAAATCTCTAAAAAATACTTGTTTTATTCCATACATTGCAATGTCCATAATACAGTTTTCACAAGGAGACAATGTAACCGCTATCAGTTTCCCTTCTCCCGGCTTACAATATCTCAATGCTGACCTCTCAGCATGAGAAACGAATGGTCTGCGACCGTCCCTACAAGACCAATCTATATCGTGTCCCGGTATAGAGCCATTGTAACCTAATCCAGCTACACTATTGTCATGTCTTAAAATACAAGCTCCACATTTTACATATGGGTCTTCAGATCTTGAAGATGCTGTTTCGGCTAATTTTAAAGCATATTCTTCCCAAAGTATTCTACTCATTTTTTTTATTCAAAAAGGTTTTCATCTTCTTCTTCTTCCCCATCTTCATCTGAGTCCTCTTGAAGAAAAGTAATTGTATCTTCGAAAGAAACTTCTTTAAGAGAATCAGATATATCACTTATCTCTTTACATTTTTCAGAGAAATGAAGGGATGCTAAAGATAGAATTAAATTACAGCTGAATAAAGTTTCTTTTTCATCCATCCCTTCTAAAGCTGAATGATTAAGAATATTATGCCAATTAACAAATGCTATTGTAGATATTTTTTCCGCAGTATTAGGGAAAACTTTCTCTATAAGCTCTAAGACATTTTCTACTGCATTTTTATTTTCAGACATATATTAATCTATTATACCGTTTATAAGTTTTCTTTTTGCTCTGAACTTCATAGATCTAGAACCTTCTCCTTTTGTTAAACAATTAAAATGGTTCTTGCTTAAGCTTTTCAAGGAATTTAAAATATCTAAACCTTCTAAATCAGAAAAGGATTGATCTTTAGAATTTGAAACATATTTATAAGATACTTTTTTTCTTTTTATGAAGTTTTGTATTCTATTATTAATGCAGACAGAACAGAATGTTAAAAATTTAGTTTTATTATCAGGATTAAAAGCGTAGATAGCCGAAATTATAGCATCATGAGATTCAGACAATAGATCCTCTGTATATCCAAAATTTTTATACTTATTGCAGACTATAGTATTAGCAAGTTTATAAGACTGCTCAAGTATATCCTTACCCATAGAGTAATCTCCTGTTAAACAAAAGTTTTTTACCTTTTCTTCTAGAATCATTTTACTGAAAATTGAGAGTTAAATATAGGAATACATCCACAAAAAATTTGGTTTTTGAAAGACTCTCTAATAATAGAGAATTGACTTAACCCTTCAATTAGTTTATTTTTGCTACCTCTTAAAATTTTAGGGAGAATCAATAAAGGATTTTCAGAGAAAAGTCTATCTACTCCGGGCAATTTAAGATCATAACAAATCTTTAAAAGATTACCCATGTAAGGATGAAGTCTAAAATCTTGAACAGAAACATTCTCTTGAACTATCTCGAATCCTTCTTTAGTCATTTTTAATTTAGACATTTCAGCTTCCAAAGAGGAGTACATATTAATAATTTCCCAATCTATTAATGTGAAATTTTCACTTTCAATTTTATCAGAAGATAATACAGAAAGAAAAACATTCAAAGAATCATCTTGAGGAGGCATATTACCGAAATTAACTAAGCCATGAGAGATATCTTTTAGAGGCTTATGAGATAAAACTACTATTTCAGTATTGCTTTTTTGAATAAATTCTCTTAAATTTTCTTCTTTTTGATGTGGGTAAAAAGTAGTAAGAATCATTATTTATTATATTTAGATTTTAATATAGCAATGAAACTCATAGCCGCTGCTGGGTCAACTCTATCGACTGTAGTCCATTTAGGGTTCCAATCAAAACCTTCTACAGTAGCTAATTCTTTCAAAGAGTGTACATCCATGGAATACTTGTCTAAATGTTGAGACAATAGAGATTGTATTTTTACAGTCTGAGCTTCAGCTCTTACGTCTTCTTGCTTCATCTCGTCTTGGCCCAAGGATATAATACCTAAAGAATGCCTCACAGCTCTGATAAAAGCTCTATTTTCAGCAATTGTTTCTAAAAATTTAGAAAACTTTTCATCAGTATTTGAAGTGGAAGCATTTGCTGTAGCACCGACTGTCATTTCCAAAGGGCTTTCTATATTCGGTATCCACTTAATCACAACCTTCATTGTAACACTATCACCAGAAGAAGAGACTGGGATAGGATCAATCATAGAATATCCTCTAATCGAAGCCAACTCTCTGAACCCTGCCAATTTAATCACAAGATCTTCCTCTGGGGATTCATCTATTAATCTATCAAGATCTTCTTGACTTAAATCTTCCAATGGAATTGCTCTAGCAGCAAAATTATACTTGTTCAATACAATGTGCTCTCTTGGAATAAGTTTCCTCCAATCTATAAGTCCATTAGACTTTAGTGGATAATTAACATTATTTAAAAGACCTGCTTCGTTTCTCAATGGTTTAAAAACACCGTCTTCCGGTTGAACAAATAAAAGAGGAGAATCTAAACCTGTTTTTGCAGGTGCAATAACTCTTTTCTTAGAAGACTTTTTTACAGTTTCCTCTTGAGAATCTTTAATATCAGAATGATTACTAGACTTAAGCATAAATTCTACTGTAGTTTGTTGTAAATTTTTATAACATTCAAGATATCTTCGAAAGAAGTATCTGGACTGTCGTTGAACTCAGCAACAAAAAAACTTTTACCAGTATATAATCCGATAGCTTTTGATAATTTAGACATTACCTTTGAACGAGATTGAGATTCAGGTTCTGAAAAATAAGTAACTGCTCCATGGAGAGAGAAACAAATAGGTTCTTTTGTATCCTCTTTCCATTTCCTAGTAAATGAGAAATTAGAGCCATCTTTATTTAGAGCTCTACCATTTTGCAGCCACTTGTTTTTATTAGTGAATATTTTATTTAGATTCATTTTTAAATATTAAAGTATAATCTTTGTTCTCCAAGAAATCTTCATCATTCATAAAGCTTTCTTTTAGTTCTATAGGAAAAGATTTAAAGTCTAAATCATTTTTGTAATGATAAATAGATGCATATGTTTTTCCGTGAGCTATGTAAACTCTATTTGATTTAAATAACATAGCATCTTTTTCTAGTATGTCAAGAGGTTTTTCTTTTGATTTCTTATATATAGTACATATGCCTAGAGTCTCAAGCCTTAACTGATTTAATAAATCATCGTTGCAACAGATAACAAGTAAATTTATAAGATTCGAAACACAGCTTTTAATAAAATCTACATCAAAACTTTCGTCACAAAAATAAACAATAGATTTTATATTTTTAATGTTTAAAGAATTTAAATCTAAAGGCTTTTTAGTGCTTATATCCGCTTTTGTTATATTTAAGATAGGAACAAGACACTCTTGATTATCAAAAATATCAAGACGTATATTAAAAGCTGTATTAACTAACTCTCTAGGAAAAAATCCGTCAGGAATAAAATTTAAAAATCTAGGACCATATTTTTCTCCAATATATAATGTTTTATAATTTACAGAATCTTGTATACCTATTTTATTTAAAATTGCATTAGCTATTATTTCCGGCTTTATAGTATTTATAGTCTTTGGCCATTCATCTTTTTTATAATTCCATCTCGCAGTTTTTAATTCTGGCTCAATATAAAGAACCTTATCAAAAGAAGGAACCACTACTTTGCTAGGATAATTACTTCCGAGAAGGATTAAATCTTTATTATAAACTCTACATAATTTAGCAGTAAGCTGGTTAGATGTAACACAAAGTCTACTATTTTTAATTACATAAGCCAATTGTCTTACAGTTAAAGCTGATCTCAAATCCAAGGAACTTAAGACAGTGGGGTCTTCTTTATCTCCAACTTGAATGACTTCAATACCTGTGATCCTTAAAAAATCAAGAATCATAGGAATGACTTCTGAACTGTAATCGTAAATTTGAGATTTCTTTTCAGAACCTGTTTGATATACTATATAATCAGAAGGTACAGGATAGAAGTTTTCAGGGAAATCCTCTTCAGAAGTATAATCTTCTACTCCACAATGTTGAAATATTTTATTAAGCATATTAAAAATTATTTTTCATGAAATCTACGCAATTCCTTGTTATTTTTGGATGGAAAGCCATATCGAAAAAACCTTTATGATTCTCTATCCCCTCCATACCTAGGACATCATCTAATGCTGGACTACAAGGCATTGTTTTTTTAATAAAATCCAAGTGCTCAAACATTTGAGGAAATAATGTAGATACATAGTAATCCCATTCTGATTTAGGGAACTTTTTATGTAGCCTCTCTAGAACAGCAATAGAATCCACGCAATCTCCTAAATTGCCATCTTCTACATATAGAATTCTTTTTTTATCACTTTTATAATCTATTATATCATCTATAGAAAGAGTTTTATTTTCTGGCTTCTCTTCTATTTTTTGATTAAAAGAAAAATCGTAATCAGTAAAAGGAAGATCATCTATAAACTTCTCAATTTTAGCGCAAATTTTATTACCATCAAAATTTTCTAAAGCCCATTGTCTTAGATTATATCCTTTTCGCTCTATTTCTTCTTTAGAAAGAGAAGTTATCTTCTCCATAAATTCGACTATTGAAGATGGCAAGACTTGAGCTTTATCAAACTGAGAGCCGTGTTCTCTATACAAAGTAAAGTCGAGAGGGAAGACTTCAGGATTTACTGTAAAATTAGTACCATAAGAATAATTAGTAGTAGCAACAGGCAAACCACAGAACAAAGCTTCTAAAACAGGCATCTCAAATCCTCCACTTGTAGCTGGATGAATATAAGCATCGCACATATTGTACAATTCGCACAAATCTTCTTCTTCCACTCCTACAGAAACATTTGAAGTATTAACTTTTTTCTCTGATTGACAATTTTGACAGTTCAATTCTTGACCAAAGAAAGGTTTAACAGATACATCCTTACAAGCAGAGCATACATAAGTAGTTAGAACATCCTCTCTTCTGACATTGAATCTCTCTAAGAATTCAGGAATACGCCATCCCTCTGACCAATTTGTATGTAAAAATAATTTACAATCAATTTCTGGATGAGCTTTCTTAAAAATAGAAAAAGCTTCGATAAGTGTACCTACAAGCTTTCTTAACTGATTTCTAAAAACAAAACCAAATACAAAAGTATTATCTGCTACTCCGAATTTTCTTCGAACAGCTTTCTTTTCTTCTTTTGATAGAATTTTAAAATTCTTATCCTCAATAAGAGCTGGCATATACTCAGAATCTACTCCCTGCTCTGCCAAAGCATCTTTCGCAAATTGAGCTTTAACCCAGAGGTTTCCAAATTTATCTTTTTGATCTTTAAAAACTCTTAGCAAAGGAAGAGAATCAATAGGAGTCCAAAAAACATGTGGGAACTTATTGATCCACGGTTTATCAAAATAAGGCATACCCCATATATCTTCTAACATTATTAAAGCATCTGGCTTTTCTGTTTCAAGAACTCGATTTATATTATATTCCCCATACTGAATAGCTTGCATTTTAGATGCATCACCTCGAAACTGATCTAGCTCTCTAGGATTGTCTGGTAGACACCCGTAACATTTCCAAGGCATTGACTTGCAAATATTATCACTCCAAGTAAAAGATCCTCCTGCGTACTCTACTAATTCATATTTACCTGTCTTAAAAAGATAAGACAATAAAAATTTCATATGTCTACCAAAACCTGTATTGGCTAAACATGAATTAGAGTGTAATACTACTTTTTTCTTTCTTTGCATTTGATTGTATTGTTTAAATATTTATAAAAAAAGGCCGCTCACTTAAAAAGTGAGAAGCCTTGAATATTTTACTTAACTAAACATTAAAAAGGGATTTCTTCTTCAGCTTCCCAACTTTCAGATTCATCAGAAGCAAAAGATTTAGTTTCTGTTTCTTCAGAGGCTTTAGTAGGATTTAATTTAATCCGTTCATTAAGGATTTTAATTTGATCTACGAAAAACAAATCAATCTTAGTAAAATCTCTAATAATTTTTCCCTTGAAAGAAATTTCTTCTGGAGAAGGAAGCTCTGAAGATTCAAACTTCCAAGTCACCTTCTCATCATTTTGAGTAACATAATACGAGTCATACCCAGCTTTGGACAAGTAGTATCGAATAGAGATATTTTCAAAAGATTCTAAATTAAAAAATGAATTAAGAAGGCTTCGAGTCGCAATATTCATTCGGAAAGGAACAAGATAAGCTTCATCTTTATCTTTAATTATAGCCTTGACTCTAAAGTACTTGTCTCCCTTATACTCCTCTTCTACAGCTTCAATCTTAAATATAGAGCCAGATATAGAATTTATAGAGTTATCTGTGGATGGAACCCATTTATTTGTAACTGCATCTTTAGATGAGACTTCAAAGAAAGGTTTAACACTTTCGCCATTTATTTTAGAAACTGGCTTAAGAATTAAAAGCGTTCCAGTTTTTTCGTTTTTATTGCCTAACATTCGAGTATTTTTTTATTTGTTTGGTTTGTTTTTGGAAAGAGACTTTCGTCTCAAAATTTTTGTATATTAATATTACATTCTAAAATGAAAAATGTTTCTTAAGCTTTAAAAATATGTTCCATTCCATTTTCAAGAATGAAATCAAAAAGCTCTAGTACTTCTTCTGAAAAGTTATTTTGATTTTCATCATCTATAGAAGAAATATATTTATCATATATTAAGTACATCAAGGAGGCTACCCATAAAGCATCAAAATTATGACTTTTTTCGTCTTTTATAAAAGGTAACCATGTTTCATTTTTTTTAGAAAGAATTTGACCTATGGAAAGTAAAACTTCTAAAGAATTTTTATCTACACTCATAGGTATATTTATTCCTTAATTACCGTCAGATTCTGGCTGATCAGTAGCGATATCTTCTTCGTCAAGAGTTTCTTCTCCTTTCAAAGACTCAATAAATTTTTGCACAACATCTATAGCAAAACTTTCACGTTCATCTTCAGGAACCATAGAACAATAAGAATTTAAAATTAAATGTATTAGTGCAACTACAATTTCCGAATTAAACGAATGAGGGTCTACATAGTCAAAAAAAGCAGATGAAGCGTCTTCTCCAGAAGCCTTGAATAATACTCTAAATAGAGTTTTAGTATCAGTGGTAATGGTCGGCTCCGATGTTTCAGTGTTCAACTCTTCGTTGATAATTTCAGCGTCTAAGATTTCTTCATTCATATTATTATTCATTTTCTTCTATATTTTTTAATTCCGAGAGTTTCGTGTAAGCTTTATGGTTTTGGATTTCCATATGATTTATCCAAAGTATATCTTCCCCTTTCTCTCCTGTTATATACAATATATCTTCCTCTTTTGGTGCTTCAGCTTGTTTTAAATATTTCGCTAATTTATCACCTAGTAACATAGCATAGTTTGAACCAGTCTCATCAAAAATTTTCATTTTTAGATAAATATTACCACTTTTACTTTTACCTTGAAGAATATCTTTTACAATACAAGTAAGCTCAAAAGAACCTTTAAGGCGAACGTATTTATCAATTTCATCTAAATTCCTAATCATAGGATTCAAGTCTCCAAAAACCATTTTCATGGTAGTCGAATAAGAGAATCCGAGAAGCATTCTTTCATAAAAGAATGAAGCTAATAATTCATTTCGACTATTAAGATTATATATTTTAAAATATCCTATAGAATTTTTTCTGATAGTACTTAAACGAGAATCTTTTGTAAACTTTTTGCCATTAGAATCTATCCAATTCAGATAATCTTTAAGCATAATAACAAGATCAGAATTATATTTATGCTCATTATTTATACAAAAGATTTTCTCTTTAGGAGTTAAGAGATTCCACAGTTGAGCTTCTAAAACTTTTTTAGATCTATCTTTAATAGAATGTCCTAGAGCACCGCTTTGAATGAGAGAAGAAAGAATCCCAATACCTAACCTTGCATCCTTTGCAGAATTATAAAGTTTAAAATCAGAATCTATATCAGAAGATATGAAACTTTTAAGCTTTTCTATACTCTTGTCTGAGATACCTTTAATCTCTCCCAATCCGAATCTGATATTTTTACCCTCAATAGAAAAAGCTAATCCACTTTTAGCAACATTCGGAGGTAGAAGTTCAATTCCGAAATGAGGAAGTTCATGCTGAATAAGCTGAAACTGTTCTAGGAAATCGCCTCTAGTAGCAGCTATCTTTAGACAGGCCAGAAAAAACTGTTGAGGATATTTATGTTTTAGATAAACCGTTGAGGCTGCGATAGTTGCATAAGAAAAGCTGTGGCTTTTGTTGAACGAATAATTTGCAGAATCTTCAAGAATCTTCCACAACAACTCTGGAATCTCTTTATTTAAACCATTCTTCTCGCAGGTTTCAAAGATGACATCTTTCCACTTGGCCATGTCTTTTATCTTCTTCTTACCAATGCATTTTCTGATGACCTCCCCGTCAGCTTTTGTTAAGCCAATCTTCTCACACATCTGCATCGTACTTTCTTGATACAAAGCTAAAGAGGCAGTGGACTTCAATAATTCGTCGAAAAATGGATGAATAGATTCATTTTTCCCTTCATTGACGAATTGAGCATATCTGTCCACAAACTGCAATGCTCCGGGTCTAGCGAGTGCTGTAACAGCAGCTAGATGATCCATATTCTTTGGCTTTACCTTATTTACTACTCCTAAGTTACAATCTCCACTAATTTGGAAAAGACCATAAGGATACTTCACATCTTGAAGATTCTTAAAAACATTATCATAATTTATTTCAAAATCTTTTGGATCTAAATCTAAATTAGAACAAACTTCATTGATAATACCAACAGCTTTCAATCCCAACAAATCAAGTTTGATATTATCAAGCTGAGCATAATCCATATCATAAGTCGTAACCATTTCTCCTTCGCCCATTTCGCATGGGATAGAATCAATCAACTTATTATAAGACACTATATAAGCACTCGCATGAGAGCCTTTAGAACAATTTAGTTCTGCAAGTTTCAGAGCTATCTTATAAGCCTTTGGATTATCTTTGACAAATTGAGCAAAAGAAGGAACCTCTTCTACAGCTTTCTTCAAGGAATGAACCTTCCCAAATAGAGAAGGGATCTGTGCAGAAATCTCAAGACTTTGCTGTTCAGAATATCCCAAAACAATTTTACAAACTTCCTTAATACATTTTCTACTTTGTAATGTGCTATGAGTAGATATTTTGCAAAAGTATCCATTATATTTTTCTTTTAGAATTTCAATTAATTTTTCACGTTTCGAATCTTCGATATCTAGATCAATGTCGGCAGCATCAGAATAATATTTAACGCCATCAACAATATTTGGAGTTGTTCTAGATGGAGAAAGAAACCTTTCGAAGAAAAGCCCGTTCTCTACAGGGTCTACATCTGTCACCTCTAGACAGTAGAGAACTAAGCTTGATGCGGCGCTGCCTCTTCCCGGCCCTACAGCGATCTTATTCTTCTTGGCTATATTGACTACATCCCATACCATTAATAAATAATCTACAAAATCTGTGGGTGAAATTACCCCCATCTCATAAGACAATCTATCTCTATAGGATTTTTCCTTTTTAGGATCAATGTCATTTTTTAATCTTTTCTCAAATCCTCTTTCGACTAACAAATTAAAAAGCTCTAGACTTGTTAGGTCTGATCCATTTAAATTAAAAGGAAGATCTAGGGCAGAATAATCCTCCTTACTTAAACAGAATTTAGGCAATCTAATACCGTGGATATTAAGATCTATATTTTCGAATTGATCTAAAAAGAATAACATAAATTAAGATTCCTGAAAATTGTAAGCAAGTTTTTTAAATATCTGAGCAGTCAAATAACAATCATAGTCACCTTGGTGAGTTCTAGATGCATCTATTTCGATTCCCCATTCATTACACAAATAAGTGACATTACTTTTCAATCCTCTTTTAATAAAATTAGCCCAACGAGTTTGCCATGCATCAAAATTATCATAATCAGGCTTTGCCCCTGAAAGATAAGCTTTAGCTAAAGCATTCGTATCGACAACTCTTTTTACCCATTCGAAATCAATAGGCTTGCCAATTTCCCTAAACCAGTTTCGAATTTGATAAGCGTCGAAATTTAGTCCATTATGAAAACCTAGCAAGTCTTCTCCAAAAAACCAAGGGGATATTTCTTCATAAACCTTCTTCGGACATAGAGCTTTCTTTTCATACTCTTTAAAATTAAAACCTGTAATTTCAGCTGCCCTAGGATTAACATTCAAATCTTCCCACCACAGATATCTAGATTGACTATCTAGAATCTTTCCATTCTCCATGATAACCCAAGCAAACTCCCATGGCCGAGAAGTGTTAAGATTAAGTCCTTCTGTTTCTGTATCAGCAAAATAAATGCGCTGATTGATATCTAGTTTATTCATATTTGGTTTAAAAAATCTATTTTCTTTTCAAGTTTTTTGATAATAGCTTTAGCTTCTTTTCTTTCTATTAGAAGAGGATCACAGAATGAAATTTCCCCATCCTCAGTTATACAATCGTAAATAGGCGTTCCATCTTGATAAACGATTTCAACGACTTTTCCAACTCTACAGCTATCTCCAAAAAAGATTTTGGTTTTAACAAAGTCACCTTCTTTTATTGTTTGCATATTTATTTTTTATTTTCTAGAAATGATTCCCAACAAAACTCCCTAGAAGACATATGATCAAATCCGGGATTGTCAAGTGTTCTTCCTGATCCAAATTGTTTTCTATTCAAGCACTTCAAAGTAAGAAAGGCTTCGTAATCACTTCTATTTTTATAATAAATACTTTTAACCTCTTCTGTCTTAAAGTTATTCATCTTAGCAAAAAGAAGAGCAGCTTCTCTAATTAGATAATCAAAAGGTAGATTATTATCCTCAAGAAAAACTGTAGGGTTAATCTTTTTTAATTCAGGAATACAAAGAGATCCTTGTAATAGATTTTTATGGAGGAAAGAATCATAAAAAGGAATAGCTAATGCTAAATCTTCGCTCCAAAGAGAATGCAAGTCAGAATAAGAAAGTCTTGCCTCCTTGTTGAAATTATTATAAGCCGCCATAGTAGAAAGCTTAATCAAAGCCTTATAACCATTAAAATTCTTTGGAAAAATAATATTTTTGTGAGAAGATAAAGAGGTTTCTTCCGAAGAGCTGTTAATGAAGGAAACTCTTAAGCCAAAAATAAGTTTAATTTTTGAATCTTTACAGGCTTGTAACGCAGCTACGAATCCAGCCATTGTATCCTCTACAAGACATAATTCTTTTAGATTATTCTCAACAGCAATATTTATAATACTATCTGATAGATCAGTATCTTTATTCTTCTCGTAAGGATCGAGAGTTAATATACTACGTAAAATAGAGTAGTGACTCTTAAAAAGAGGAATCATTTGTAAGTAATTTAAATAAAAAGCTTAATTAAATTTAGGACAGCCGGAGTGCTTTCTCTGAACTATAGTATAGCCCAAAGCTACATAACTATCAAGTTCTTTTTTAAAATAAGCAGATTTAGAAGGTAAGCCTTCTTTAACAGCTTCAAAATACAAGAAGGGAGCTTTATATTCACAAACCCAAACAGGTGATCCGTCTTCCTTATAAGTAAAAGGTTCTTTACCACAAAGCCATTTGCGTTTAAAATCTCCAGCAGCTGTATTAGCTAAAGCTTTCTCTAATCCAAAATCTTGCAAATATCCTGATATATATTCAAGGTAATGCTCGAAAGCTTCTATCTGACTCAAAGAAAACTCCATCTTAATATATGGATTCTTTCGGAATTTAAGGAAAAGAAATTCTACAGTTATTTTTTTTCCGGGATAAAGTTTAGAAGCCACTAATGCATAAATTAATGCTTGGATATTAAAATCCATATCTTCTGAACCTTTTGAAAATTTAGATTTAGAAGATTTAAAATCTAAAATTCTAATATGATCTTCATAAATAAATAATCTATCTATAAAACCATAAATCCAATATTTACCATTATTTATATTGAATTCATATTCTGTCTCGTATTTCTCACAGCCTTTTCCGTGGAAATCATTTTCTAAACCGGTTACCAAAAACCCGTTTATTTTTTCATAATTTTCAGAAGAATCTACCTCTTCTTTTTTAAGCCACTTAGAAGCAAGTCTATGAAGACATGGCAACGATAATGGCCTTCCGCAAGTAAGAGCTTGACTCACCTTTTCTTTCCTTTTCGGATGAGCCAAACATTCTAAAATAATGTGAGTTATTCCTCCCAGTTTTGAACCAGTGTTCCCCTTTGAAGGTAAGCCACAGTTATATTTTAAATATGCAAGATAAGAACAACTACTATAAGATTTTATTTTGCTTGCGGAAAGCCTAGGAAGTGACATTTTAATTTTCGATTAGATTCCAGAGAGTGTCATCAAACAATGATGATTTTACTAGAGTCTTTATATCAGAGTCTTTGGGTTTGTCTCCTGAATATTTCACTTTTCCGCCTCTTTTTTTGTATTCCTTCAAAACAAATAGATTTTTTACATAAGAATTTTTTTCTCCAAATTTTCTATCTGCGACTTCCTTTACTTGGGAATACTTTTCCTTGTCCAAATACTCAACTTCAGCGAATGAGAACTCAATAGGTTCTTCTTTGGCATTTTCAAGATCTCTATCTAGAGCGATTATTTCTTCTTGAGATGGAAGATTATCAAAATCAAAATGATCTTCTTCCGATCCTACAATTTGACTAACTGGCTTATCTGACCACATTTTACATGACCAATAATTAGCTTTGTATTTAGGTCCGGGATTATCACAATTATGTCTGGCTCTATAATTGCTTCTACGCTCAGGATCATCTCTTTTGATTGACATATTCGGATCACCGAATTTTACAATGACAACACTACCTTTGTCATTTTTTACGTACACACCAAATTTTTTAGCACTTCCACCCGGAAGTCTGAATGGTTTATTTAAGGTTTTATTTTCGTTTTTCATATTTAATGCTAATTATACTGTATACACCAAAAGGATGAACTAAAAAACTTGTAGATTTTTTTATAATGATTTGTACCATTCAATAATCTCTTGTTTTTCCATATCTCCAAAATCTTTTTTATAAGGAAGTTTTACAAAAATAGAATCACTGCTAAAGAATTTAGATAGTTTATATTTGATTCCCAATGCAGCTTCCATTCCTCTATTAGTTTCAGAATCTATATCATTGTTAGTCGCAATAATAATTTTATCTACATTGCTTTTTATCAGAGTAAGTATTACAGGCTTTGAAACACTTAATCCGAAAAGAACTAAAAAGTTTTTTATACCAGCCTCATAAAGAGAAAGAGCATCTCCAATACTTTCCACTAAAATTACACATCTTGAAGATTCGATATCAGAGTGTGTGAGTTTATAAGGGTAAACAAAATTAGCCTTTCTACCTAATATTTTCCATTTAGGCCTTTGAGAGTTAGTATATAAATCTCTCCCAGCAAGACCTATGATTTTTTCTCCTTGATAGATAGGGAAAACGAATCTGTTGTTAAGTTTCCCATAAGTTTTTACTCCTCCACCAAAATCTTTTACAGTTTGTTCTGAAATGCCTCTATTTTTATAAAATGTATACCAAGGCATTAAATCTTTTACGAAATCAGAATCAAAGAATTTATCTTGAACTATTTTAGTTTCCTCTTCTTCTTCCTGAGCATTAGCCGAACTATCGAAATACTCATCCCTTAAGAAGTTTTTAGCATCCTTTTCATTTATGTTCAAGGTTATCATGGCCAACTTTACAAGAGGACCCGATTGACCAGTAACGAAATCTGTAAACCATCCACTTTTAGTGTTCACACTTAAAGATGAACTAGCACTATTTCTATAAATAGCTTTCATTCTTAGATAATCAGATCCAGACTTCTCTGGCATATATCCCATTTTCTTGAGTAAATCTACGATCATATGAAATCTCCTTTAGTGTATTTTTTATTATTTGCAACTTCTATTTGCCCTAATCTTTTATTGAATACATCTTCTGCACTACCGCATTCACTAACCTTAAAGTTTTCGACTTTAAAATTAATATAATTTTCTACAAAAACATCTCCGTCTTGAGTAGATCTCTTTACATAGTTGTCTGCCCCCATAGCCTCTTCGCCTTGAACACGGGCTCGAACTTCGATAAGTTTATGAGTTCCGAATTCTTTGCCTCCTTCTCCAATCTCCTCTGGGCTTTTCTTCTCTAGTCTATACATGTTGGAACAATGCCATTCGATCTGAGAAGACATTGCTGTGCCTCCGCTACGATTAGTCTGAACGGCTGTCAATCCTGCGGTTCTAGGTAATAAAGACACGAGCTTTTTTAGTTTATCAGTCTTTTGACCAAGAAGCTCATATCCCTCGAATGCATTAGTAATATTTTCTTGAGTAGATTTCAGATAATCATAAATAAGTAATACATTCTCCCCATTTTTGACATTTTGAACATACCATCTTTTAGCAATTGATATTACTTCATCAATAGATTTGTTAGCAACATATTTATGGTGAACTCTCCCCTTGTATTTCTCTAGAGAATTTAAAGCTGCATATACTTTATTTTTATCAATTGGATTATTTAAGAATTTGCCAGTTTTAATTTTGTATTCATTGACACCCGAAATAGCAGAAAGATTTCTAGCAATAATACGATCTGTTTCAAGTTCTGTATCCAAAACCAATGCTAAACAATTATTCTCTTCTAGACCAGCTACTTCATAAGCTAGAAAGTTTACGAAAGTACTCTTGCCAACCTTTGGCCCAGCGGCAATAACAAACAAGTCACCGAAGCTAGGACCTCCATACATTTTTGTAAAAATTGGAAATGGGGTTTTGAGACATACTGGCCTTGGATTATTAGCCCAGTCTAGAACGGTCTCCTGCATCGTAGAAAAAACATCAATAGGCTTTTCCTCATCAGCTACGTTTTCTGTGCCTGCACTCTTTAATGTGTTCTCAATAACATTGGCAAGCTCTGGCAAAGATTTATCAATATTACTCCTGATTTCATTCTTACCTTCTTCTAAAGATTTATCTGCTTTTCTAGCAAAATCATATTTAATTACGTTACTAATAAAGCTAGGAAGAGACTGCTCTCTGATTTGCATCTGAGACAAACAATCAAGATAATCTATAATGTTTAAATCTTCAAATAGCTTTAGACCAATAGACGTTAGCTTTTCAGAGACAAGCAATTTATCAACAGTAGCATTCTGATTGTAAACAGCCAAGATAGCTGAAAAAATGGCTGAGTGAACTTTGTTATCAAAATGAGTGGCTTTTAAAATAGAACCGTAATCGGCTACATTGTCTGGCCACTTTATAAAGCCAGCTAGACATGCACGTTCTTGTTCTTGAGGAGTTGAAATTCTGCTATGATTCATTTAAATAGAAAATCTTTTAGAGATTTAGGTTTTTTCACTGATAGTTCTAAGTCTAACTGTACATCTTGAACAAACATATCTTCCGATTTTTCTTGTTTTTGTTCTTGTTTTATTTCTATACTAGGTAAATACGCTCTAATATATTTTCGACCTTCTTCACATAGATAGAAAAGAAGAGTAGAAGCTTTTTTGTTTGGAACTACAGAGAGAAGAGTTTTTAAATCAAACAAAGCTAAAAGCTTATTTGCCGCCAGCATTTCCTTAGGCCAAAAAATATTATCTCTTTTTCCAAGGAAATGGAAGATAAGCATTCTTGCCTCTTTAGGATTAGAAATTTTCTTTTCCTTTGGTTTAAGTTTTAAAATCAAACCAAATTTTCCATGCAAATATTCTCTGATTTCCATGACCCCTTTTGACCCCATGCCCTCTAGAGACTTAATATCTTCTAAAAATTTACCATTGAAATCAACTTCAGAAAGGAAACCGTTTTGCAATAATACATTTTTTGTCCTATTAGAAATAGGGAATTCAGAAACAAGCATAATTATTTAATAATATGAGAACCAAAAACACTCTCTATCCATTTTTCTTTTAAGGGCATATTCTTTTCATAGATTTCGATTACTTCAAATCCATTCTTTTCAAGAAGATGCTCTTTCAGAACATCTCTATAAACCTGTTTCTCAAAATCTTCAACTGAATTTTGAAAATAAGGAGTATATTCTACATGAAATAATCCGTTTACTTCTACAGCTATTTTTCTTGAGAAATTCATCAGATCAACTCTCAAGCGAGTCTGAGGCAACAGGACCTCCTCTCCAACCACATCATCCTTCCAATATTTTTTAAAGAATTGTTTTACATTAAACTGGAAAAAACTAAGACTATCGCCATTCCATTTTATTGCATATTTTTTCTCAGATAATGGTCGGATATTATCCTTTGCCGTTATCCATTTCATTTAAAAATTATAGAGATAATTTTTGGATTTCCGCAATTATAAGACTACAAGCCTGTACTAGATTGTCTTGAACAGATTCACTAGGAGAAAAATTTTTAAATGGCCAAAGTTCTTTAGCTTCTTTAAAATTATTATCGCCAGAAGTTTGACCATGAGCAAAACCAACAAGAGTTAAAGCAGCCAATAGAAGCTGACCATTTTTATATTGTAGATCATGATCTACAGTATAGCCTTTTTCGATCTGCTTTTCTCTTTGAGCCTTAATTGAATCTAGTATTTCTTGAATGTCTTTCATATTTTATAAAGATATATTGTATTGCTTTAGAAAAAAATCAAATGATAAATTATCAATGTTCTCATTAAAAAGTTCTACTAATGTAATATTATTTCTAATGCACCATTCTCTTTTGATATCGTCACTTTTAACTTTGTTTAAGAAATTTTGTCGATTCTTATGCAACCATGGATTAAAATTTACATGGTATTCGTCGGGACTAACTTCTATAGCTATTTTTTTAGAGAAATTGAAAAGATCAATTCTGAATTTGCTGCCCGGAATAACAAACTCTTCTTTGACTACATCATTTTTCCAGAATGGGTAAAGGAAATTTTTTACTTTAAACTGGGGAATAGAAATTTTCTTATCCCAATCTATACAAGATTTAGCAACAACATTTACTTTTGTATTGCCTCTTAATTTCGTTAATTCCATTAAGCTATAATCTCATTAACCTTTCTAAGAAGCCATTCGAAAACATTTCGATTGCTTTCTATATAATCATAAAGAGAAGACATTCCTTGATGCTGTATTTGTATTTCTACCCCATCATCTTTAGCCATTGAAACAATACTTTCAGAAAAAGAATACCAAGCTCCTTTTTTGGTAACGAGTTCAAAGGATATAATCATATCCACTACTTCTTTCTCAACCCAAATAGCACAACCACTTCTTCCCTTTTTAATAGGGATTTTTACTTTAGATCCGGTTACATCTGTAGATGACTTTTTGATTTCAATAGTAGCATAAACTCCAAGAACTTTATTCTTTACAGGATCTGGTTTCTCATTAGGTTTTTCAAGAATGTAATCTCCACCATAACGAGGCTGATAGGAAAGGGTAATATCACTTTGGTGATTGATTGCTGATCCTCCTGCCCCATCACTTTGCCTTGGAGGAGTCTTACTATAAGGATCGAGTTTGATCTCAGCTGTGTACTGACTTGTAATCAAAAACAAAGCATCAAAGTGAACTACCTTCAAAGCCAATCTTTTAAATAAAATTTTTGTAAGAAGAGGAACCCCAGCTACTTTAACATTCTCATCTCCATTCCATAGATTCTTCTCTTTATCTGATTTAAGGATCACACCATCTAGAGAGTCAAGAATAATACATAGTTTCTCTCCTGCCTCATGCATTTTAGGTAGAATGCTTTCAATTAAAGATGCTATAGTTTCAAAAACATTACAACTAAAAACAAAAACAGTACCGTATTCCCAATTACTTGGATCAGTAACAAATTTCATTCCTGTTCTTTTCTGCATTTCAGGGGTTAAGCGAGCTTCAGCTTTAATAAAAATGGTTTTAGATTTTTCAATCTTATCCATATAATTTTGAGAGAAAACAAAACATTGTGAAGTTTTACCTAACTCACTCCCCTTACCACAAACTCTGACAAAGGAGCCAGAGCGCACCTTAATTAAGGTATCTAGGCCTAAAGATCCAGAAGAAATCGTTACCTCCTCAGGTTGAAGGTAATTAAAATGATTTTCCTCATTGTTCTTCAAAAATGAATTAAGCATATCTTTTGAATCTGCTTCATTTGAGGAGTCTTCTTTCTTTTTAGATGCCATATTATTATAATTTTTCTATTCTACTTGCTCTAATCCCTGAGTTTTCGAAGAATACAACTCGCAAGAGTTACAAACTTCATCTGTTAGACCGTGGATTCCACGTTCTAAACAATAATAACCAACAGATCTTTTGGATGAGCAGCATGAAGGGCCATACTCTGCAACTGTATCTGATCTGAATTTACATGTTTCCATTTTATTTTCCATAGATAAAAGAATACACTTTAAAAAATAATCCCGCGCCTAATTAAAGGCGCGGGAGAAACATCAATCTACTAAACAATAGATGTTTTTGCAACTTTCAGAACTTCTCCATTATTAACATTTATGAATGTAACATAATTATTAGAGATGCTCAAGATCTTTGCGCAGAACTTTTGTTGCCCTTTCTTTGATCGAGTATGAAGAGTTATAAATCGACCTCGATGATTTGCGTAAGGATGGTCCGCAGGAGTTTGAGCTTCGATCTTTACTTTTTCAGTTTTTATTTTATTTTGCTTATTCATATAGAGATATTGTGTCAAACAAACATATTTTTGTATGCTTTATAATTAAAGCTTTTAGTCTATCTGACTGCTCTTTTGTTAAGAGCTCTTCTTTAGTGTAATCTATTATAGATTGCAATGCAATTTCATTTGCGATTGCTTTCACATCTGACTCTAGCACATTCATATTATTTGTCAATTAAAATTTTTAAAGATTGAAAGATTTTAGAGAAAATTCAAAGGGATTACCTTCGATACTCTTTACTAAGTTTAACATTTTAAGAGCTATGATTCGAGTTTCTTCTTGAGTGTCAGGCTTTAGTCTTAAATTCCAAAAATTAAGAAAAGAAAGTAACGATCCTGTCCAGATAAATTGAGTTTCTAGACACAAAGGTAAAATTGCTCTAGCTTGTTCCTTAGCAACTCCGGCCTCACAAAGTTCCTTATAAAGTAAAGAGGATTGCTTGACAAAGTTAGAAATTTTTTCTAATAATTCTGGGTTATCAATTTCACCTTCACTGCCCTGTTTAGATGACTTAGACTGTTTTCTCAGTTTCTCTATTGTAAAATAATTATCACTGAAATCAACATATCTACCACTTATACTATTTGCAGACATTCCAACCTGATGTTTGAAAAGCTGTCTCTCTACAAAAATAGGACACTCTATTCTAAATTGTAATTGAGGATGTCTGAAAGGAGCGACATGTTTATGTTCAACAAGAAAATTTATTAGTTTTCCATCTTTTTCATCAAAGACATTTTTATATTTTCCATAGCTAACTCTAGCAGCATTGGCGATCATTAGGTCGTTTCCAAAATAATTTAATAATTCAGCTTTCATTTTGTAAATTTATTTTTTTTCTGTTTTCTATATGAGATAAGATTATATCTTCTTTTGATTTTCCAAAATATTCGACTCCATGGAAGTTTTTAATTATTTCTACA